CTAAAACTGCTTAACTTAAGCTCCAAACCAACACATGCTGAGTGTATGCGTCGTGTCTCACGTACTACTACACCGGTAACATTGTATGGCGTTGCCCACCATGTAGATGCGACTGGCCACCAGTTGTCAGTGAGTGGGCTCAACAATAAGTGTCTAAACGGTGACGGCAACTTGTCACCAACAGACGTGATGTCATGGATAACTGAATCTCTGGACATGTCTTATCTAAACAGGCCTAGAGTTAACAAATTAGTTAATGATTTCACACTTAACAGATACGAGTCATATATCTACCTTATGTTTACAATGTTGGGTGAGTATCACACGCAACGCGCAATAGAAGGTACCACGACATACGATGTAGATTATGAGTTGACTCACGCGCAATGCATTTCTATTGCCACGACTAGGAATGAAGACGAAAAAATAGCTAAAGTGCAGTCATACACAGTCGACTTGGGACCAAATAAATGTGGTTACAGCAGCACTGACACTCGGTTCGAGACTTGGCTTGAGCGAATAGAGGAACATGCTGTTCTAGTCCCTGAGGCAGAAGCTGAGATCCCTTCTATTAAATTGAGAGCCAAAGTGTGGTGTGTCGATGAGTACGATGATGGTCATTACAAAATCAAAGAATCACGGTTTGGCAAAGCTGGGTTTAAGAATGGTAAGTACTTAGTGCCTGAGAATGTGAGTACTGTCATATTAGATGGACCTCCAGACTTCAAGAGCCATAAATTACCTGAAGAGAAAGAACAACTGGACGACTATCTTAAATTCGGTAATGTTTACAGGCTAAACAACTTCAGTGCGCAGGAAGTACTTTTATTTCATTATATAATAACTGTATTAAACAGGAGAACACCCTTTCTCAGCGATCAAGCGGACTCGAGTAGTTTGAAGCACGAATACCAGGTTTTGAGCGACTCAGTCAGATTGAGAGATGTACAAGACTGCGAGATCTTTTGTTACTCGTCAGGCGATATACTTTGTTTGATAAACAAATTTCTGATTAACCATAGATGTTTCGACGACTTACTAGTCGCATCTAGACTTTATGATTCTCTAGTATGTCAACCAGAACCCGATACGTTGGAAGGTCATGTGTGGTTTAACGTACCACGAAGGTACTCCTTGCCCATGCCTGGAGCATGGAGAGGTATACACGCATATTTCGTATCAGGCGTACCCTTCAATATTGACCCAGAAGCGCTGGCTGTATCGCGGGATCTACGGAATATTTTGGACTTGAAATACATTAATTCTATGATTTACAATGCGGCCTGGCAGCATGCAGAGTTTCTTAAAATATACAGCGGCAACACAGGAGATATTGAGGCACTAGCTGAAGCGATGGAAAACGGTGTTACAAGTATCCACTCGGATGTTTCTGTGGATGTACCAGCCAAAGTTTCTGCTGTATTAGGAAAAATGGTACCAACGTATATATATCCAGGAATTGGTGTTAGGCTGACTGACGCGTTGCCAAAATTTGGCAAGAATATAATGCTTACAACAGACGGCGAAATCCCACGTGACTGTCCGTGGGCAAGGGACGCAACCAACCCGAGAGCGGTGTTAGTTGAACAGGTGCCACCACCTTCGGGCACCGTGATTATATTAGGTTGTGCGGGTCCATTGCTCAAAGACACACCTCTTGATGCCAACTTCACGCTGAAACCTGTTGCTAAGCAAAGGAC